GACGAAACCGAAGAAGAGGAAGAGTGAAAAGTTGCTTACCTTGCCCGAAGCACAAAAGGCGTGGGAACGCTTTTGGAGTAATACTCGAATTCTCGGATTCACCGAGGACGAGCATGGGGAGAAGCAAGCTATTCGCACGGACGTCCAACGAATCATGCCTGAGAACTACGGGAGTCTAAACTTTAAGAACAGGAAGAAATGAGTGAGGCCAGTAGACAGTGTATTCATGAGTTCAAAGCTTTGCTCCATAGGTGGGAAGAGGAGAGTGATTTGGAGCAGCAGGACATCCTGGACTGCGTATCTGACGCATTGAACGAATACTACAAGGAAGACGTCATTGAATTCGAATCTGAGATTGACGAGGAGGAGGAATGAACGTTCACCAACCAACTAAGAAGATAAGCTCTTGGCCGCAAATGGTTGTCCGTTTGACCAAGGAGCGGGATGAATTGATCAAGGAGAACAAGGAACTCAGCAAGGAGAACTTGGAACTCAAGCGGAGATGTTCCGACCTATGGCGCGAGATTACGGAAGAAAGGGCAAAGAGTGATTCGTGAAATGTCCACCCGGATTCAACCCGATCTTTTGGAAAAAATACGGGCGAGCAATACCCATATCAGTTGCCGAGTTACCACGGTGCGACTTGAGAAAGCTGGGTCCACCATGCTCGAAATTAAGCCCAGAGACGTTGGAACGGATACGGAGGGATGGGCGGTTGGGCCGGAAGAAATCGCGGTCCAAACGCTCGAAGAAGGGATTATCGTAGGAATGGAGATCCAAGCGAGGGAATGAATTTTAGCGTAGATAATGTAAGAGATAGCATGCCATTGTTCCGCAATGGAGGTGGCGGTTTGACTCCGACCTCTGCGCACCAACTTATATTTCATACAACAAATGTTCACAGGGCTTGCGAGTTAAACAAGCTTTGGCACAGTCGTTTGCCGAAACTTCATTGGAGTAACGTCGTGCGGAATAAAGACTATATTTGTTTCGTTGCTGAATTTGATGCTATTGCGTATGCGGTTGCAGTTTGGTCAAGTCCCGTGGCAAGAACCTTGGGAAACCTTGGTACGGGACTTGAGTTAAGACGCTTTGCTATCGCAAATGATGCTCCAAAAAATACTGCAAGCAGGATGCTAGGTTGGATGCGAAAGCAAATTGCTAAAAAAATTCCCCATATTCGCACGCTTTTATCTTACCAAGACGAAGATGTTCATGTCGGTACGATCTATAAAGCAAGCGGATGGACACCCGTAAAGAAAACTAAAGGGCATTCGTGGTCATGCAAATCTAGGAAACGCAATAAAGAGCAATCACTCAGTAACAAGGTTCGTTGGGAGTATGCCTTATGAAGCTCACCCTCCAACCCGACGAAGTCCAGGTCTGTCAAATGATTGGCCGAATGCGTACATTGATTGCCCGTGGCAACGGGGTGCGTGATGCGAAGATGGGTAACCAGGACGGAGCGGAAGCAGATGTGATGGGCATGATGGCGGAGTATGGATTTGCGAAGAAGATGAATGTCTTTCCCGACTTGGGACTTACACCTAGAAGCGGATCTGCGGATGGGGTAATGGCAAGTGGTAACCGTTATGACGTCAAAGCATCCAAGCACAAGACCGCCCGATTGCTTTCCACCCTCAAGGTAAACCCCGATGTGGATGTTTATGTCCTTTGCGTGGTCGATGGATCGACCCTCGACTTCAAGGGATGGGCATTCAAAGAGGAACTTATTCGCGAGGAGAACAAGACTGACTTGGGACATGGTACGGGGTATGCCCTGACGCAGGATAAGCTTAGATGGTTCGATGCCTAAGATAACATACACGGACGAAGTAAACGCTCACTTCGGAATCCCTTGGACGGATGACTTGAAGTACGACAAGGGCGAGCTTGTCTGTGCATTAAGTCCCGAAGAAATAGATCGCTTGACCATAGAAGACCCGGAACGCGCGCAAACCCTTACCCGTCTGTTAATGGATCAACCTGCCTCCGAGAAGGAAGATCCGATCCAATGGGGATGGACTTTGCCCGGTTGGCGCAGGGTGATGGAACGGTTCGACAAGGACAAGATCCATGTGATTATGGGAGGGAATCGGAGTTCAAAGACTTTTTTTGCAAACCGTATGCTTGTGCATCTTGCTCAGACAATTCCCGAAGCGGAGATCCGTTCGATGCATGTCAGTGAAGAAAGATCGATAAGCGATGCCCAACGCTACATATGGCAAAATCTTCCCGCTCGATACAAGAGAGCAAAAAAGAAGAGTGCGAATCATAGCTTGCAGTACAATCAAAAGAACGGGTTCAATGCGGGTAAGGCAATCTTCCCACCTACCGATCCAAACGCAGAACGGGGTTCTACAATATTTTTTAATAATTACAGGCAGTTCATGGCAGACCCGCAAATCTTCGAGGGTTGGGCCGCTCATTGCATACACGCAGATGAAGAAATTCCTGAAAATATTTTTACATCCCTACTGGCGAGGCTGACCGACTTCAAGGGTCGCTTGATTTTGACCTTCACAACATTGCAAGGTTGGACACCTTTGATCAATAGTTTGCTCAAGGGAGCGGAAACCGTAAGGACTAGATATAGCGAACTCTTGCAGAGGGACTTACCCGTTGAACAAATCTCCGCAAATTGGCCCGACTGTAGGATACATTACTTTTGGACGCAGGATTCGCCCTTTATTGATGGGAAGGAATTGATGCGAACTTACTCCAAGCAACCACTTGAAACAAAACTTGCTCGGTTGTACGGAATCCCGTCCAAGTCGTTTGAGGGTAGGTTTCCAAAATTCTCCCGTGAGACTAACGTGGTCGAGCATTCTAAGATTCCGTTCATTGCCGATCCTTCGATCAATGCCACAAGGTATTTTATATGCGACCCTGGTGGATCAAAGCCTTGGTCTGCGATGTGGGTTGGAGTGATTCCCGATGGCCGAGCATATGTCTACCGCGAATTCCCTGACCAAAGTATGGGTGGACCTTGGGCATTGCCCCATGTCAATGGTGCAGGGAAGAGCGTAGGCAAACCTGGTCCCGGTCAAAAGCCCTTGGGTTGGGGGTATATCCAATACCGTGATCACTTTCTTGATTTGGAAGGAGGGGAGGACATATTTGAACGAATCGTTGACCCGCGAATGGGATCGGCCACGGTGAGAACCAAAGAGGGTGAGTCCAATATTATTAATACCATGAGCAATCTTGGATTCGTATTTCGATCAGCGCCTGGAGTGGATATCGAAGCGGGGATTGCGAAAATAAACGATGCCCTGTCATGGGATGATACTGAACCCATGAATGACGAGAATACTCCAAAGCTATTTGTCAGCGATCATTGTGAGAATACGATTTCCGCACTTATGGAATACACCGCAGATGCAACTCGTTCATCCGCATTCAAAGATTTCCCCGATTGCTTGCGTTATTTTTACGTCAGTGGTCCTGACCACATAAGCGAATCAAGCCTCCAAGCAACGGGTGGCGGAGGCTACTAAATACACCACGCTACGATTGCGTTGACCTGTAAGGCGTATTGCCTTACAATCTGTAACGCAATGTTGTCAGCAGCAGATCCCGAACTTCTCTATGTATCCAAGAAGCCCGATATTGCTTACTTGGCTCAGACCTATAAGGAAACACAGTCCGACTTGGGTGAGTGGTTAGACCGCAAGCAACGCGACTACGATGTTCGCAATTGCCAATGGGCGGGAAAGAGCGATGACTTCAAGAAGCACGCTTCACTAAGTTCAACGGGTGAGGTATTTCCTTGGGAGGGCGCAAGTGATAGCGAAATCCGCATGGCAGACGAGATAATCGGATGCAAGGTTTCGATGGTGATGAATGCGATCCGACGAGCGCATATCGTTGCTACCCCAACCGAATCGAACGACGTTGAGCGGGCATCCGTCATAAGCAACTTCCTTCGTTGGCTCATCAATACCAAGATGACTGAGTTCTACTCTGAGATGGAACTTGCTATGAATCATCTTTTTGAGAAGGGGATGACCGTTACTTACGCCTACTACGATCAGCAGGAACTGAAACAACAACAGACCATAAAGCTTGAGGAAATAGCCCAAGTTTTGCCAGCCATTGCGGAAGTCATCCAGGACGGATCGATGGACGATGAGTTGAGTGAAACCCTCAAGGAACAATTCGGAGTATCCAAGACCAAGGGTAGGGCAATGCTCCGAGAACTACGCAAAGACGGTGAGACTACCGTTCCGGTTACTCGCGAAGTGATTAGCCGCCCCAAGATCAAAGCACTTGCCCCTGACGAAGATGTGTTTTGGCCAAACTACACGATTGATCCGCAAGAGGCTCCCTATGTCTTCCATGTTGTGAACATGACACCCGAACAGATTCGGGCAAAGATCAACACTGAGGGATGGGATAAGAACTTTGTCGAGCAGGTAGTTGACCTCGCGAACAATGCCGAGGCCGAGGACAACCTTTACAATATTCGCGAGCAAGACGAATTCGTTCACTCCGATGACCAGTATGTAAAAATCGTTTATTGCTACCAACGCCTTTTGGATGAGGACAATATTCCGGGTATCTACTGCACGATCTTTCATGCCAGTGTGACTGAGACATATGCAAAGCATCAATTGATGGACTACGCTCATGGCAAGTACCCGTTCACGGTTACAACGTGGGAGCGTACCTCCAAGCGACTTTATTCGTCCCGTTCAATACCGACCATTGCAGAACCCGATCAACAGGCATTAAAGGTAGAAGTAGACTCAGCAATAGACGCTCAGTCTTTGACTACGCTTCCACCAATTGAGCATCCTCTTGGAAGATCCCCAAGTCGGTTTGGACCGGGTGTAAGATTACCTTATCGTACTCCTGGTGAGGTTCGTTTTGCGGATACGCCACGTGGTTCAACGGTAAACGTAGAACTCCGCAGATATATCCAAGAACAAGTAAACCGATACTTCGGAAGGAACGGTCCTGGCGTTGATCCGGTTGAGGCACAGATGAAGCAGCAGCATATCATCGACAAGGTATTCAGCCACCTCCGCCAAGTCCTTGATCAAATCTTTAGCCTCTATCAACAGTACGGACCCGATGAGGAATTCTTTCGGGTTACGGGAATGCAGGACTTGCAGAAGTTCAGTAAGGGTAACCCCGGTGAACGCTTTGACTTTTCACTTCAATTCGATGCGGCTTCACAAGATCCCGCCCAAATGCTTGATCGTGTAAAAGCGATTGCCGAGCTAGGTGGAATGTTGGACAAGAACGGCACGCTTGACACCGAGAGGTTGCTTCAAATCGCAGTTGGACAGATCATGCCTGGTGCTGCGGAGAGCATCATGATTCCCAAAGAGACTGCATCACAAAAGGCAGTTGAGGAAGAGCGTCAAACTATTGCAGAGATCTATGCGGGAGTTCCGCCTAACGTCCGTCCGAATGACGCTCACGAAATGAAACTCCAAGTATTTCAACAGTGGTTGCAACAACCCGACGTCACTCAAAAGGTTCAACAAGATCCTGCCTTGCAAGAGCGTATTCAGAATTACCTGCAACAAAGACAGATGCAAGTGACTCAGAAACAGAATGCTCAGATTGGCAGACTCGGAGCCGCACCAACACAGTTTGGGGAAACCCCAAGCGCAGCATAGGAAACATCATGCCCTACGGTAAAGGTACATACGGATCAAAGGTTGGAAGACCTTCCAAGAAAGCAAAAGCAATGGCACGGAAGAAGATGCCAGTGAAAAAGAAAAAGATGCTGAAGAGACGGTGAGTGTTGAGTACCGTGGCGAAAGGTTCAGTGGGTATAATAAACCAAAGCGTACCCCAAAGCATCCCAAGAAATCCCATGTCGTTCTGATCAAGGACAACGGCAAGGACCGTATGATTCGATTTGGCCAACAGGGTGCATCCACTGCGGGTAAACCCAAAGCGGGTGAAGGGCAGACGATGAAGAAGAAACGAGCATCCTTCAAAGCTCGGCATTCCAAGAATATCGCTAAAGGTAAAACCTCGGCTGCCTACTGGGCCAACAAGGTAAAGTGGTAACATGCCCAAGGACGCTTGCTATAAGAAGGTCAAGAGACGGGTAAAGGTATTCCCTTCCGCCCGTGCTTCCCAACAGATTGCGAAGTGTCGCAAGTCCAAAGGCCAAGTAAAGAAGTCGGCCAAGGGTGCATCCTTAAAGCGTTGGAAGTCCGAGAAGTGGAAGGACACAAAGTCCGGTAAACCCTGCGGTCAGGGTGGAAAGAATGAATATTGCAGACCCACTAAACGAGTTTCATCCAAGACCCCGAAGACAAAATCCGAAATGAGTAAAAGCCAACTGGCAAAGAAAAAGCGGGAGAAGTCAAAGGTGGGGATGGGTAGAAGAGTCAAACCCGTAAGGAGAAAATAACATGCCCCGTAAGAAAAAGACCTACCACGAAATTGACCCCGAAGAAGCGATCCAAGCATTGACCTTCTTAAAGGGTGAACCAAATTTTCTAAAGTACATCGAGATGCGCGAGTCAATGCGTGAGGATGTAATCCGTCAACTCCAGGTAAAAGAGGTAGTCGAGTGTACAAATCGCCACTACATGCTATGCGGTAAACTTGAAGCAATCGACGAGGAACTTGATACCTTTTACCGACTTTAACCTTTCAGTGCGAACATATGGGGATGTGTATGCGCCCCCTGCGAGTCCCGCCAACTTGCAGGGGGTTTTTTGTTTTGAATTGTCCTGTAAGGTAGTGTGCCTTACAATTTGTAACAGCGAAAAAAGCGCTACTAAACATGACAGTCGAATCAATCGAAGCCGAAGTCGCTACCTCTGAAAAAGAAGCTGAGAGTAGTGTAACGCCCGAAGAGGGGAATCTTACGATGGCCGAGTATGCAGCAAACTTGCTGAAGGCTCAGTCCGAGGAGGAGCAACCCGAATCACCCGACGAGGAAACAGAACCTTCTGATCTAGCTGAAGAGTCTGAAGAACCGGAGGAGACACAGTCTACTGAGGAACCGGAAGAATCGGATCAAACCGAAGTTGCCGAACCCAATACTGTTCTTTCTAAGTTTAATATTGATCTGGACTCATTGTCCGAAGAAGAAACCAAGGAACTCGCAAAGTCGCTTTCCCTGAGTGCAGTCAAACGCTTTGGCGATCTGACCGCACAAAAGAAAGCACTGGCACAGGAGAATGCCGAGCTACAAGCGCAAGCCCAAGCAAAGCCCGAACCTGTTAACGAGAGTCCTTCGTTCCTAAAGGACAATGCACTACACAACGTTAATGATGTCCAATCACTCAACAAAGAAGTCGAGAACCTGACCACGCTCATCGAATGGGCCGAGGAAGGGTTGGAGAACGAGGTTGAGTACGATGACAACGGAAACGAGTACGTAGCCAAGGATGGGGACAAAACCTACACCAAGGCCGACCTTCGTAGGATCAGGGCAAACGCCCGTAAGGTTTTACGAAAGGATGCACCCGCGAGACAGAAATGGATCGAGGAACGTACTCAAAGTGACCAACACGCAATCCAAACATTCGACTTCCTTAGTGATGGAGAATCGGAGGACTACAAGTTGTTCATGCAGGTGAAGAGTAATCCACTCTATCAGCCACTAGTCGAGCATTTGCCCAACGGCAACTTTGCAGTCGGACTAATGATTGAGGGAATGAAAGCCCTTCAAGCACGCCAGGTCAATACGAGCAAACCGAAACCAAAGCCGAAGGCTCCCGTAGCTTCAGTTGAAGCAGGAAGCGCTAAGCCAAGGACGGAGAACTCGCAACGAAAGAAAGCATTGGAATTGGCTAAGGCAAAATTTGATAAGTCCGGGGACATGGGAGACTACCAACACTATCTTAAACTCAAGCGGTCAACCGCATAATTTAAAAATTCAAGGAGGATACATTAGATGGCATCAAGTACATCATATAACACTGCTGGCAATAGAGAGCAGATTTTAGACATTATCACCGTGTTAGAACCAGAGGCTAGCCCCCTGGTCAGCATGATGAAAAAGGGTAACGCAACCAGCACATTCGTCGAATGGCAGGCAGACAAATTGGCCACGCCTGACTTCTCAGGAGTTAATGAAGGCGAGGACGTAAGTTCTTTTAAGAATCAAGCCGAGGATCGCGCTAGACTTGGAAATTATGTCCAAAAGTTTCGCGACACCTTTCAGGTTTCCGACATTCAGCAACTCGTTGACACCGCCGGAGTCGCATCCGAATTCGCCAATGCCGAGTCCAAAGCTGTTCGCAACGTTAAGCGTTCAATCGAAAGTGCATTTTGCTCCGCTCAAGACCGTCAGGCCGAAGCCGGAAGTGGCACGCCTTACAAGACTCGCGGATTGCTCAAGTGGCTTGGATCGGGTGGTCAACCCTCCGACATACCTGCCGCTTACCAAAGCGTTGCCAACGACACCACGGGAACCCAGACCGAAGCTACCTTCAACAGCGTTCTTCAAGAACTCTACGAAGCCAACGGAATGCCTGGTGGTCAACTTACCTTAATTGCAGGTCCAAGCCTCAAGCAAGAGATCTCGAACTTCTCTCGTCAGCTTGCCGCAGCCAATGGCACTTACGTTGTCAACCAGGATGCCGATTCTCGCAAGATCACGCTTACCGTGAACCTCTACGAAGGTGACTTTGGTAACGTTGCAATCGTGCCTTCGCTTTTTGTGAATCGCACAAGCGGATCGGACACCATCGACGCTGATGCCGGACTTCTTGTTGATCCCGAATACGTCGGAATGCACTCGCTCAAAGCCGAGTCTGCCACCGAGTTGGAAGATCAAGGCGGAGGTCGCAGAGGTTTCGTAGACGTAATTTGCGGATTGGCCTGCTACTCACCAAAAGCTCACGGATTCTTCAATTAATCCATCTAACATTAAGGAGATTTAGACATGCCAGAACTATCTAACAACGAAGCAGGTCGCGGTTTTACACACATCTACACCGCAACCTACGAAGATCTACAAACGATTGGCAATGGTGGCCAAGCCACTATCGCAACCATACCCGCAGGGGGTGCCGTCGAAATGGCCGGAGTTTACGAGTCCGTAGCTTTTGCCGGAACGACTTCCCTCGTCATTGACGTAGGAACAAGCGGAGGAGATCCCGACGAGTTCATCGACGCTCTCGATGTGGACGCTATGTCTGCACCAGTGTTCAACACTGGAGACGCATTCACAGGTGGCCAATCTCAGCCTGTCGGTGGAACCAACACCGCAACTTCCGTTCTTTTGGAAGTTACTGACGCAGCTATTGCTTCAGCTACCGCAGGTGAAATCGTTATTGGATTACGCATCGTTGACCTCGGTCAATTTGCTTAATTCCAAAGA